GATTTCCGGGTACAGGGTGTTGGCGCGTTCAAAGTGCGTAATGGCCGTGGCCCAGTCCTTGCGGTCCATGGCCAGCACGCCGAGCAACTTGTGAAAGCGCGCCGGAATGCGTTCGAACAACTGCCACTCGCCATCCACCTGGGCGAGCAGGTTCGAGACGTAGGGCTCGGGGCTGCGCCCGGCCTTGTACTCGGCCTCGGCCCAGTCGATCACCTCGTCAGCCACGAAGGTCTGCACGTTGCGCTTGAAGCGCTCCGGCATTTCCTGGCCTTGGGTCATCGCGAAACCAGCCAGCTCAAGGCCAGCGTCGAACTGCGCGGTATCGAACAGCCAGACCAGAACCTGCATCACCACCGGGTTCGGGAAATTCAATCCGGAATCACGGTAGCGCTGCACGTAGTCCAGGTACTTGGGCAGCAGCTCGTTGCGCTTTAGCTGCTGACGGAGCTCGCGGCTGTCGATCGCACTGATGCGCTCCAGATCCTGAGCCATCGCGTCTTCCATCAGCTTCAAGTGCTTTTTGGCATTGGCAGGGCTGGACAGCGCGGTGGCGGATGAATACGCCACCGTTTGGGCACCGGCGCCGGCGACGGCTGGACCTAGGGCCTGAACCCGGCGCTTATGGGCCAGTGCCAGGCTCATACGACCAGCTCCACTTTTTCAGCGGCCGCGAATTTTTCTAGCTGCTCGATCACATAGCCTTCGTTACGGCCGTTGTAATCCTCAACGCGGGAGCGTTTCGGGTTCTCGACCAGGTGACGACGCCAGCTGCTGTCCTGGAAGTAGATCGACAGGTTGTCCCAGCTGGTGACGACAACGGTGTCGACCGGGAAGTGCGGCACGGTGAAGGTCGGCAAACCGCCGTAGGTCGCAATGACCTGGGCGCTTTCGATCCGCTCCTTCTCGGTCGGTTTACCGGCCTGGCTGGAATACAGCCGGGCCTTGTCGGCGGCCAACAGATCACTGCCAACGATGGCAATCAGGTCACCGCCGTCACGGAACACCGAGCTGATCATCTGCTTGACGTCATGCACCAGGGCGTCGAGGTTTTCGTAGTCGCCGCCTGCACCGAGGGTGATTTTCCCAAGGGCTGCGCCTTCTTCGAGCACCTGTTCAGGGATCTGCTCGCGGGCGAGCTGCAGCCAGCCTTTGTTCACATCCTGCAGCATCGGGTTGACGGCCAGATCGCTCTGGATGGCAGCGGTTATGCCGTGCCAGCCGATCATGATGCGGTCCAGGGCGATTTGCTTTTGTACCGCTGCGGAGTAGCGATCGGCAAAGTCGGGGAACTTGGCCCAGCTGTCGATCTTGGCGAATGGCAGGCCTACGTCCGAATCAGTGGAAAACAGCTCATAGCCCAGACCGGTCAGGTCGGACACATCCTTGGCTTCGCGGTCGGTGGTCTTGGTGTTGGTGCGACTGGTCACGGGACCATTCACCCCGAACATAACCTTCTCGCCCTTGATTTCGGTCACCGGCACGACGTTGATGCGTTCGAGGAAGTCCGCACGCTCGGTGATTTTGTCGTTCAGTTCCTGGGCGAGGCTCGGTTCGACGTTGAACTGGCGCGTCACGTCGACGCTGTAGGTCGACGCGATCGCTTCGCGCAGGGCGGCGTATTGCAGCAGGGCGCGGTTGCTTAGTGATTGGCGGCTCATGTCACAACATCCGCTTTTTAGTGTCGGCAGGACCGGTGACGGGCTTCAGCGGGCGACCGGTCGGGGTGTTCAGCAACTGGCTGAACTGCTTTTCCAGCTTCGCAATGCTTGCCAGCACGGCTTTGTTGCCCTCGCCATTGCGGCGGAACTCACGCTCTTCCTCGGCAGTGGTGACGATCTCATCGACCGCGGTTTGCACGTCATCGATGGGCGCTTGATCCGGCTCTTCTTCGGTGACGACGGGCTCGATCAATGCCTGAAGGCCAGCGGCCACAATCAGCAATTGCGCGATCAGGGCCTTAGTGGCCTTGGCTGTAGCTTCATCCATTGGGGGTTTGCTCTCGGTGGGGGTTTGCGGGTCTGCGGGGGATTCTTCGAGGCCGAAGCGCTTGAACAGCCCGGTGAACATGCCCATGAGCTTGGCTAGTTCGCCTTGCGGCTCGGCATCTGCCTGGGCGTCCAGTGGCACAGACGCGGCGTAATACGCGGCCTTGCTGGTCTTGTTGGAAAAGTAGAGTTCTTGGGTACCCACACTGGCGGGTTCGTCGGTGACGGCCATCCCGGTCATGTAGGCCTTGCCTTTACCCCGGAAATTCGGGGTGATTTCGATACTGCCGAACAGCTTCTGGCCCTGGTCATTGAGCATCAGCAGCCGGTCGTTGGGCTTGAGCTGGGCTTCCAGTGCGATTTCGCCGGGCTCCAGGTCGTCGCCTTCCTCGACCAGCCGCACCGCGAACACGGTGCCGAAGCAACCCTGCCAGCGTTCGTGCTCGCACCAGATCACGGCCGTATACAAAGTAGGCTTGTAGGTCTCAGCGATATCGCGCAGTTCCTGGGGAAGGATCTCGCGACCATCGGCGGTGGTGCCGCTGGTAGCGACACGTTTCCAGTACGAAACAAGGGAACGGGGCATGGGCGATAACTGCGCTCAATCGGTGATTTGAGCCGCCACGATAGGGTTCAGCACACACCCAAACAAACGGTTTGATTCCGCGCCATTCCTATATTCACGTTATAGGATGAACGCGGATTTTAACCCTGCGTTTGCCGCGTTTTCGCCGCATAGACTGCGGCCTATGCCCTACGCCCCCGAACTTAAAGAAGCCGCAAAACGCCTGTATTTACGCCGCTGCAAGCCGCGTGAAATTCAGGCGCAACTGTCCCTGCCGAACGTGCGGATCATTTACTACTGGATCGCCAGAGGCGGCTGGGACGACATGCTGTCGGACGAGGAACCGCTGACCGCGGTCAGCCGGCGGATCACCCTGCTGCTGGAGAAACAAACCACCCTGACCAAGGGCGACCTGGACGAACTGGACCGCCTGACCACCATTCGCGAGCGCCTGGCCAAGCAGTGCGCAAAACCCGCGCCGGCGCCGGCGAACGATCCGCCGGCGGACGATGGCCAGCGTCGGGATGGCCCGCGCGGTGAGCGGCGGGAACGCGGCGAGCGCGGCGACAAGGGCGGGAAGAAGAAGCAGAAAGCGGTTAAGAACGACATCGGCGGCATCACCGAGGTGGACTTTCTCGACAAGTTCATCAGCAAAATGTACGGCTATCAGAAAGAGTTGTTCGCCGCCAAACAGAACCCGCTTGCCTGCCGCATCCGCAACATCCTGAAAAGCCGACAGGTGGGCCTGACCTACTACTTCGCCGGCGAAGCCTTGATGGACGCCGTGCTGACCGGCGATAACCAGATGTTCCTGTCGGCCAGCCGGGCGCAGTCGGAGATCTTTCGCAGCTACATCGTGCAGTTCGCCCAGCAGTGGTTTGGGGTGGAGCTAACCGGCAACCCGATTTTGCTGAGCAACGGCGCCGAGCTGCGCTTTTTGAGCACCAACAGCAGCACCGCCCAAGGCCCGCATGGCCATGTGTATGTCGATGAATATTTCTGGATTCGCGACTTTGTGAAACTCAACCACGTGGCCAGCGCCATGGCCACCCACAGCAAATGGCGCAAGACCTACTTCTCGACGCCCAGCGCGGTGTCGCACCAGGCCTACCCGTTCTGGACCGGCGAGAAGTTTCGCAACAGCAAGCGCAAGGCCGCCAAGGATTCCTGGCCCAGCGAGGCGCAGATTAGCGCCGGGGCGCTGTGCCCGGACGGGCAATGGCGCAAGACCATTACCATTCTCGATGCCATCACCGGCGGCTGCGACCTGTTCAACCTGGAGCAGCTGCGCCTCGAGTACGACGACGACCAGTTTGAGCAGCTGTTCATGTGCAAATTCATCGACAGCACGCAGAGCGCCTTCTCCCTGGCCGACCTGGAGCGCTGCTACTCCGACCTGTCGTTGTGGACCGACTACGACCCCGACGACCCCCGCCCCTTCGGCAACAGCCCGGTCTGGATCGGCTACGACCCCAGCCGCACTCGCGACGACGCCAGTTGCGTGGTCATTGCGCCGCCGCTGGAGCCCGGCGGCAAGTTCCGGATTCTTGAAAAGCACAGCTGGCGGGGGCAGTCGTTCAGCTACCAGGCCGGGCAGGTCAAGAAGCTCACCGAGCGCTTCAACGTGCAGCACATCGGTATCGATACCACCGGCATCGGCTATGGCGTGTTCGACCTGGTGCGCGACTTCTACCCGCGGGCGACCTCGATCCATTACAGCCTGGAGACCAAGAACACCCTGGTGCTCAAGGCGCAGGACACGATCCAGGGCAGCCGCATCGAATGGGACGCCGGCTGGAACGACATCGCCCAGGCCTTCCTGACCATCAAGCGCGGCACCACCGGCAGCGGCCAGATCACCTACAGCGCATCGCGAACCGACGCCACCGGCCATGCCGACGTGGCCTGGGCGATCATGCATGCCCTGGCCCATGAACCCCTCAACACCAACAAGCAGCGGCGCAGCCGCTACGCACTCAGCGGATCAGGTACCAATGGCTCAGCGAAAAAAACCACAGCAGAAAAAACCGGCACCAGGGCCCATGCGCGCGTTTTCGTTCGGTGCGCCGGAACAAGTGTTGACCGAGAACATCGGGCATTACCTGGGCGTCTTCGCCAGCCACGACGGGCGAATCTACACGCCGCCCGTGTCACGCCACGGCCTGGCCAAGCTGCTGCGCGCCAACGCCCACCACGGCGCTATTCCAGGGTTCAAGCGCAACCTGCTGCTGCGTGAGTTCATCCCGTCCGCGGGTTGCTCGATCAGCACCATGAGCCGCGCGGGGCTGGATTTCATGGTATTCGGCGAGGCGTACTTCCTGCGCAACCGCAATGCCTTTGGGCACGTGCTGGAAATGACCCATCTGCCGGCGATCAACATGCGGGTCAAGATCGGCGGCGGTTTCGTGATGCTGCTGAAGGATGGCAAGGAA